ACAATAGCTCGTGTTGTAGGGCCGCGAAATAGGGCGCATCGGACAGCACGCGAAGGCCGCCCATTGCCATCCTGCCGCGCATGGACTGTGCGCGGATCGCCTTGTCGCCACGGGTCGGAAACTGCCGCCGGGCGCACCACGCGCCAAGCTCCATGGCGCGGCGGATGAGGAACGGACCGACGCCCGATCGGATCTGTCCCGTCTCCTCGGCCCATTCATTCGGCTTCCATGTGCGGACAAGCTGGCACCAAGCGTCCACCCATTTGTCGGGGCTTGCCTGGGCGCGCCATAGGTCGAGAAGCCATAACTGGTTTTGAGGATCGACGCCGACAACAACGTGCACGGTCCAGTCGCCGCCTCCCTCGGTGACAGCGTAGTCGGAAGCGCCGAAGATGCGGAGGGTTCGCACGTCGGGCAGCTTGTCGACGGGCTTGATCCATTCGCGCTGGAAGAAATCGCCGTCCGCCGCGCTTGGCCGTTGCTGGAATAGGGCCTCATACTCGCGAACGCGGGCCGAGGCGTACATTTCGGCTTTCGCTTGCCGGATCTTGGACGGGTAATCCCATCCTTCCCAATCGGTTCCCAATAGCTCGCCGATGGGGCGGCCTAGCGGATCGTCGTCCTCGGCCTCGGCGCGAATGTTGATGATGCGATGGGGCGTGCCAGACTTGCGCCACATGTCTTCAAGGCGAGCGATGTGGTCGTCTTCGTGCCATCTGGTGTTGACGGCAATGACGGGCGCGCCTGGGACTAGGCGAAGGAAAAAGTCGTCAAGGAGCCAGGACCAGACGCGATCGCGGTATAGCTGACTTTCGGCGTCAAACCGGGTCGGGTACAAGTCGTCGAGCACGCCAAGGCCGGCACGAATGCCAGCTATACCGGTTCCGACGCCGACTGCGAAGTATTCCCGGCCTGTCGAGGTATTGAACCGCGCCTTGGCGCTTGTGGACGGGTCCAAGCCATAGCCGAGCAGGCCGGCGTTTTCTGTGATGATACGGCGCGTGTGGCCGCCGAATAGATCTGCGATGTGTGCTGTGTGCGTTCCGACAAGAACGCCACCAGCGCCCGCCGCAACGGGCCTAGCGAGCCACGACGCGGGGGCGATCTGTGTGGCATAGCGCGATTTCGCCGAGCCGGGCGGGGCGGTGATGACGAGCCGCGCGTCGGGCGTGGCGAATGCCCATTCCATGTTGTCGCAGATCAGGCGGTGATGGGCGGCTAGGCGATGGCCGAGGTGCTCGGCGAGGCCGGCGACCGATCGCCTAATGCGTCGCCGTTCGAGAAGGATCTGCGACGCCACGGCCGGTTGCGATTGCAAGTAGTTCATCGTCGCTCATGTCTTCGAGACGCTTAACAATGGTTGCTTGCGTCTTTTCGACGCGCAATCCGGTGAGAATAGAGATTTCGCGAAGTGCAGCGACGGCCGCGTTTGCCTGTTTATTTGCCCTTGCTTCTATTGCGATAGCAGCTAGGTCACGGACAAGGCTTTCTATTGTGATTTCGACTTTTTTTGCGCCGCGCTCCTGCAATTCTGCGACGCGATCTCGAATGGCTTGTTTTGCTTTGAGCGCCGTTGCATTGCCGCGATTAGGTGTATAGCCGGCTTGGACATAGGCCGCATCGCTTGCCATGCCTTTGGCGAGTGCCTGGGCGAAGGCTTCGTGGCGCTGGTTCGTCAAGGCTGGCACGTTTCGCGATTCCTTTTTTGCGCGGTCCATTGGGGGCGCCTATGGGCGCGCGGATCTTGGGACCGCCGCAAGATCTTGAGGTGATAGAACACGCATTTGGGCTGGATTTCTATGGCATCGGCGATGCGCTGGGCGGTGAGGCCCTGGTCCCAAAGGATAGCAACGGCTTCACGGGTGAAGCAGATGCGGCTTGGCATTGTGTCGGCTCCGTGGCGAGTGGAGCCGGCTTCATGGGTGCGCGCGGTGAGAGATGATTGATTTGCGGGGTGGTTTCAAGACGGGGCGGACCGCTTCCACATCTCGCGCTTATATGGGCCGCGCATGCTTCCTTTTTGGCTGTCCTGATGGCGCCCCATTTTGGCGCCTGGGAGGTTTGCTTAGTTTGCTTAGGCACTTTCAGGGATATATCCCCTTCTCGCTATTCACACCATACCTAATTACCTTTTTCCCCTCTCATATCATTTTCGCCTAAGCAAACTAAGCAAACCTCTTTTTCCCTCTTTCTCTCACTTCACCTTCTTCTTCTAACTATCTAATATATATAGATATTATATAAAACAGTGGAGGTATCTTGCTACCAGAGGTTTGCTTAGTTTCTGGCCTAAGCAAACCCTAAGCAAACTAAGCAAACCTAGGCCCGAAAGGGGTTTGCTTAGCTAAGCAAACCTCCCTTCTAAGCAAACCAAACTAAGCAAACCTCCCGCCCTAAATGGCGTGGTATCGGACACCTGGACGCCCGCCTTTTGGCCCGGCTTCCACCTTGCTTTCGGCGATCTGTTCGGCCTGTTGAAGCGCCGAAATGATGTCGTTGATGTCCCGTGCCTTGACCGCCCCGGCGAGCTTGGCGAGAAGGTCGCGGCGCAGGATCCCGGCTTTTCCGGCGTCCTTGATGATCTTGAAAACGCGCTTGTGGGCCGCCTGGCCTTCGTTTTCCGTCATGTGATCTCCAACCATTTTCAGCATGGCTGCGACGCTTCGCCGGACCATGGAGGTTGCCCAGATCCAATCGGCCTCTGTGATGGCCGCCGCGCGCCCTTGGCGGCCGACAGCGTGGATCATGGCAAGGCGTAAGGCGTTCTCGACGGCGCGGGCGTAGGCGCCTCTGACAAGCTCCGTGCCATTGCGGCGGATATCGTCTACCTCGGCGCGGAAGGCGAGCCGGCGTGCGGCATCCTCCGGGCTCGCGAACGGGATCCTAAGCGGGTCTGGTACGCCCGTGGGCAACGTGAGAACGCCGAGGCCGCCGCCGAGGTTTCCGCTTGATGGCGGGAAGAGGCCGGCCAGATGGGCGAGGATCTTTTCAGGAACGGGCGGAGGCGGCGCGTCGTTGAAGTCGGGCCACTCGGGCGCATCAATGATGATCCACCGATTGAGAAACCCGTCCATGGTCGTGATGTTCGTGAGGGAGGCGAAGACGGCTTCAGGCACGCCGACGCCAAGGATTGTAAGCGCTGGGCTGTCGATCGGCGCCGCCTCGCTCATGCCGGCCCGGCTTAGGGTCGCGAAGGTGGATCCGACACCGCACGGCTTGACGGAATAGAGGCCCTTCAGTCGCCCGGATAGTGCCATCTCATGCGTTGATGACCGCCCGCCGAAAATCCGCTTGAATAGCGTCTCAATCTCATCGATGCGCGCAATCTTTGTCGGGCATGTCGCCAGATCCTTTTCGATCGCCGAGGCGGAGGCCCAGTCGGCGCCTTGATAGACGCGCGCAAGCTGCCCGTATTGGCCGATACGCTTGTCTAGCTGTTCCATGATGGTGGCCGGCGCCGAGAGCGGATCATTCTTGCCGGCGCCCGACGACGCGACGGCGAGGATGTAGAGATGCGAGCCAAGGCCGGAGGGGCCGACCATGTGGCGCGAGCATAGGGTCGCCATAGTCGCGGTTGCGGAGGCGATGGCAAGGGGCCAGCTCGGCGTGTGTGAAACCTCCATGACCCATTCGGCAATGTCGCGTACCATGCCCTCCGGGCGCCGCCATGTGTCATCCTGAGGCGCCTCGGGCTTTGCCGCCGTCTCGATTACCTCGCCCGTCTCGGCGTCGATCAGGCTGTCGCCCTCCTGGCGGACCTGTCGCGGCACGAAGACCATGGGCGCGGCTTCCTGTTCCGGCGGCTTGCGCGGCGAGCGGGCGCCGGCTGAGAGGCCGCTACGGATGGAGGCCAGCACGGTCCGCATGCCGTCCTCGCGTACCAAGCCATTTTGCTCGCACGCGGCGACCAAGGCCGACTGCACCTCGGCCGCCGTCAGAGAGCCGCCCGCGACAAGCTGGCCCAGGTTGAAGGCGGCGGTGTTCAGTTGATTGTTGCGCCCGCTGTCTTTGCCCATGGCGGCGAGCTTGGCGGCTTCCTCCTCGATGGCCCGCGAGGCATAGGCGGCATCCCGCGTGCTCGTGTCCCGGGCCGGCATGACGGCCACGTTCGCGGGCGTCTGGGGGAGGGGCTGGGCATGGGACGCCCGGAGCCGATCGACGAGCCATTGCGGCATGGGCTCGGGCTTGAAGATGTCGCCCCACGACAGTTGATAGTGTCGCCCGTCGTCTGTGAAGGTGGAGCCTGGCGCGATGACGTAGCCGCCCGCACCGCGCCCATCAATGCCGGGTGCCACTCGCTTGTTGCCGATCGGCTTGCCCTCGGGCTGGCGAAAATAGAGGTGTTCGCCCAGGCTGGCGGTCGAGACGCGCGGCACGTCGGCGTCGGAGTATCCATGCTCGGCGCATAGATCCATCCACGCTTGCACGCCGTCGATCCCGCCCGGCTTGCGGTCCGCATCGGCAACAAAGACCCCCATCTTGCCCAGATCAAAGCCGATCAAGGCGTCGGGCCATTTGGTCCAAAAGCGTTCGATCGTGGCCGGATCTCGGGTCGACATGGTGCCCCAGAAGATGCCCGGCTTTGGCCGCTTCCGGTCATCGGGTTGGTCTGGGCCTGTTGTCCGCGCCTCGACGCATGGAAAGACGAAGGCGCCGCGGGCGGCATAGTCGAGGGCGAGTTCCAGCATTGTCATGGGGCGGTCGATGTCAGTAAGGCGGTGCGGGCGCATTGGCATTCTCGACGATCCGGGCCTTGTAGGCGGCGACGTGGTAGGCAAGCTGTGAGCGGTAAGAGGCGACCATGTGCTTGCAGAACGCCTCCCATTCGTCTGGGGTCAGTGTCGCAAGGTCCGTCTTGCCGGTTCTATCCAGCCATTCGCCGGCGTGATTTCCGGCGTCGCGGATGGCCTGTAGTTCGATCTCGATCCATTCGACCTGGCGCATGGTGTAGGTTTCTCGTGCGAGTGTGAGACAATCGGGGTCGTCGCAGACCCAGATGGGCCGCCGACGGTCGGAGGGGGCGTAGCCAAAGCCCCCGGCGAGGCATGCGCAGACGCCGCACACGCCATACGTGGTGCGATCCGGGATCACGGCCGGCACTCCATGAATGCTTGGATCACTTCGGCCGCGACTTGCGGGACGATGGCATTACCGTAGGCGCGCAATCGTCCCACTCGGGCGGGTACCCCATGAGCCAGCGGGAATGTGCCGGGCTCAACTGGCCGCCAGCGTCCATCGCGGCAGAACAACCAGTCAGCATCTCTCCAGAAGCCGTTAGTCGGGCGGGGCCGGCTATGGTCGCGAAGTCCTGCAAGCGCTGCTGAACCTTCGTCCCATCTTCCCGGTGCATGTTGATCGCGCTGTCCGGGTTCCCGGCCCTGTCGTTCTGGACGGATGGCGTCGGCCAACCCGCCAACGTCACCGTGTCGTTCAGGTTCGCCATGCCGTGACCTTCCGCTTTCTTTTCCGCCACGTATTCGGGGGTGTGAGCCGGGAAATGATCCCGTGCTGTCGGCGTCGGCCAGCCCG